GGATCTACAATGAAAGCTGTGGGATGGAAAATTGTAGGAGAGACTGGAGGTTGGAACAAAGGCAAAGGATGGACAACTAGACCAGGTAGAGAATGGCAACCAGTTACAGGACAACTTAAATTTAGATGGGAAAAAAAGGCAAACTAGAACACGTACCAGATGCCGCTCTAAAAGAGATGGTCATGATACAAAACCGTCTTAAGCAGATGGAAGTCAGCAATGCTGCACACACAGACTTCATCGAATACGTCAAGCATGTATGGGATGGCTTCATCGAGGGCGAACATCACAAACTCTTCGCTAAGAAGCTAGAGAATGTAGCCATGGGTAAGACCAAGAGGCTGATCGTGAACATGCCACCGCGTCATACCAAGTCTGAGTTCGCATCTGTCTTCTTCCCGAGTTGGATCATGGGCTTGCATCCTGACATGAAAATAATGCAAACTACCCATACGGCAGAATTATCTGCCCGTTTCGGGCGTAAGGTTAGAAACCTTATGGACACAGATGAGTACAAACAGATCTTCGAAAAAGTTAGACTCTCAGCCGACAGTAAGTCAGCAGGAAGATGGGAAACCAACCATGGCGGAGAATATTTCGCGGCGGGTGTTGGCGGAGCCATCACGGGTAGGGGTGCTGACCTCCTTATCATTGACGACCCTCATTCGGAACAGGATGCCCTCTCACCTTCTGCACTAGAGTCTGCATACGAGTGGTATACCTCAGGGCCGCGACAGCGTTTACAGCCTGGCGGGATCATAGTTATCGTTATGACGCGTTGGAGTACGCTTGATCTTACTGAGAAACTCATCAAAAGAATGTCCGAAGATCACGCAGATCAGTGGGATATATTAGAATTACCTGCGATATTAGAGGATAATACGCCTTTATGGCCCGAGTTCTGGAAGATCGAGGAGCTGGAGTCTGTTAAGGCTTCGATCCCTATATCTAAGTGGAATGCTCAGTATATGCAGAATCCTACCAGTGAAGAGGGTGCTTTGCTCAAGCGAGACTGGTGGCAGATATGGGAGCACGATGAACCGCCCAACACCACCTACATATTACAGTCCTACGATACCGCGTTTAGTTCTAAGGAGACAGCTGACTACTCCGCGATTACCACATGGGGCGTGTTCCGTCCTAGCGATGGTGCTCCCGAATCTATTATCTTGCTCGATGCAAGAAAAGGACGCTGGGACTTTCCCGAGTTGAAGACTACAGCCTATGAAGAATATATGTCTTGGCAACCTGACATAGTGTTGGTAGAATCACAAGCAAGTGGTACACCTTTGACGCATGAGTTGAGGATGATGGGGATCCCAGTTGTGAACTATCGCCCGACTAAAGGAAGAGACAAAGTCACACGTGTACATTCAGCGTCACCTGTATTTGAAGCTGGTATGGTTTGGGCTCCAGATACGATCTTCGCAGAAGAAGTGATAGAAGAATGTGCGGCTTTCCCATTTGGAGAGAATGACGATTTTGTAGATTCGACAACACAGGCTATACTAAGATTTCGTCAAGGTAACTTTATAAGATTGGACTCAGATGAGGAAGATGATGAGCCAGTCCCTAGACAACGAATTTATTATTAGGAGTAATAACATGGTAAAAAAAACAGTAGTAAAAAAAATAGCAAAGACTATTAAGCCAAAGCCAAAACCAAAGGCACCAAAAGTACGTAGGGCACAAGGAAACCAGCCGCCAGGAAGAGTTGGTACTATGCAAAATCCTGCTAGTAAATCTGTAACTAAGTCAAAACCAAATACAACAACAGCTAAAAAAACAACAACTCCTAAGTCAACTGGATTTTCAACAAAGCCTCAAGCAACAGGTACAAGAAGTCTTAAAGGAACTCCAACTAAAAAAGGATTTTCTAATACTGCTAAAGCAGCAGGAGCGGCTGTAGTAGGAACAGGTGCGGCTGTAGCTTTAAATAAAAATAAAGGCGGATCATTTGATGATGCTTTTAGAAAAGCTAGAGCTAAAGGTGAAGGTACTAACTTTACTCACAACGGCAAAAAATTCACAGCTGTAACTAAAGATGATCTTAAAAATAAAGGTTATTCAAGTCTAGCTGCTTATAACAAAGCTGGCGGTAGAAAAAAAATAGATTCTAGCAAGGCTGCTAAAAAAGTAGTAAGCGAAGTTAATAAAAACAAAAAAAGAAAAAGACCTTTAATCAATGCAGTTAAAAGAGTTCTTCTAGGCAAAGATAAGAAGTTTGGCGGCGATAGAGGACTTATTGACTTTCTTGGCAAGCGTGAAAAAAAGAAAAAATCAAATACACCAGGATTTAAAAGTGGCGGTTCGGTTGTAAGTCCTAAGAGATCTTCTTCAAGAAGAGGAGTTGGTGCAGCTAAAAGAGGTTTTGGTAAAGCTTTAAGATAATGGGCATTAAGAAAACAGGGGTTACACACATTAGCAAGTTTGTAAAAAAAGTTGTAAAAAAAGCTAAAGCCCCTAAAGTTGATAAACTAAAAACTAAAATACATAATAAAGAAAATAGGCTTCAACAAGATTCTCCACACATAAGCAACAAAGCTTATAACAGAGACTCAAGAGAAATTGCAGAAATGAAGAGAGAGCTAGGCAAACTAATAAAGGACTAACATGGCAGACATAGATAAGGCTATTACCTTTGAAGATCAAGTAGAACTAGGAGTTCGTGATCGTTCAAAGGAAATGGAAGTTGAGGTTGACATTGAAGAAGAGAATCCCGACTTCGAAGGCTTTGAGGAAATGGACGATGGCTCTATTATGTTCGGTGCCCCAACTCCTCCTATGGAAGATACCAACTTCTATGCCAACCTAGCAGAAGACTTAGACTCATCTGAACTCACCAGTGTTGTTAATGATCTTATGGGCAACATTGATTCTGATAAAGAATCAAGATCCGATTGGGAGAAGACTTACAAAGACGGACTTGAATACTTAGGTATGAAGTACGAGGAAAGATCTCAACCATTCGAAGGTGCCTCTGGAGTTATGCATCCGTTATTAGCAGAATCCGTTACCCAGTTCCAAGCACAGGCTTATAACGAACTACTACCATCTCAAGGGCCTGTAAAGACTCAGGTTATTGGTATGGCTAATGCTGAAACAGAGCAACAAGCATCACGTGTGCAAGAGTTCATGAACTATCAGCTCATGCAAGTCATGAAAGAGTATGATCCTGAGACAGATCAGATGTTGTTTTATCTACCATTATCAGGTTCTGCATTTAGAAAAGTCTACTACGATCAGAATCTAGGCAGAGCTGTATCAAAGTTTATACCTAGTGAGGACTTAATCGTACCTTACGCTGCTACTGACTTACATAGTGCTACAAGAATTACTCATGTCATTGATATGTCAATGAATGATATTAAGAAACTACAGCAAGTTGGCTTTTATCGTGACGTAGATATATCTACAGGAAGCATGATGGCTGACGATATTGACGATGTTCAGTCAGAAATAGACGAGCTTCAAGGCGTTAGCCCTAGTTACGATGATGATGATACATGCAGAGTGCATGAAGTTCATACTGAACTAGACTTAGAAGGCTACGAGGATCTTGACTCTGAAGGCGAAGAAACAGGCATAAAATTACCATATATCATTACTATAGCTAATGATAAAGTCCTATCTATACGTAGGAATTACAAAGAAACAGATCAATTAAAGCAACGTATTAACTACTTTGTTCACTATAAATTCTTACCAGGTCTAGGATTCTACGGCTTTGGTTTGACTCACATGATAGGCGGCTTGTCTAAAGCATCGACTTCTATACTAAGACAGCTAATTGATTCAGGTACTCTATCTAACTTACCTGCTGGATTTAAAGCCCGAGGCATTCGTATTCGTAATGATGACCAGCCGTTACAACCTGGTGAGTTCAGAGACATGGATGCTCCAGGCGGAAGTTTGCGAGATGCCTTTGTACCGTTACCTTTTAAGGAACCAAGCCAAACCCTACTCTCTCTCCTGGGTATCTTGGTCGACAGTGGAAGGCGTTTCGCTTCGATAGCTGATACACAAGTTGGCGATGGAAATCAGAATGCCCCTGTTGGAACAACGATTGCGTTATTAGAACGTGGCACTCGTGTTATGAGTGCGATCCACAAAAGATTACATGCTTCTCAAAGAATAGAGTTTGAAATACTAGCCTCTGTCTTTAGTGAATACTTACCACCAGACTATCCTTACTTTACAGCTAACGGCAACCAAACTATCAAAGCTCAAGACTTTGATGAAAGAGTAGACGTATTACCTGTATCAGATCCTAATACTTTCTCCATGAGTCAAAGAGTTATGATGGCTCAAGAGATATTAAGAACCGTACAAAGTAATCCTGAGATACATGGCCCAAGTGGAATGCATGAAGCATACAGAAGAATGTATGGTGCTATGGGAGTTCAGAATATTGAACAGCTCCTACCACCACCACCTCAACCACAACCTATGGATCCTGCTAATGAAAACGCAGCATTGATAGCAGGTATGCCAGCTCAAGCTTTTGCTGGACAAGATCACGATGCACATATTAACTCTCACATGTCTCTATACGGAACTATGACAGCTCAAGCAAATCCTATGGTGCTATCTTTAATTCAGTCACATATTTATCAGCATGTATCTTTTAGAGCTTCTGAGATAGTTGATGAACAGAATGCACAGAACCCAGAGTTCCAGCAAATGATGCAACAGATCCAACAACTACCACCAGAACAATCTGCTCAATACATGCAACAGATACAAGACAAGGTTGCTAAAGATATAGCCGCTGTAGTTGCTCAGTTGACTGAACAGATCAACGCTATGTTTATGCCGCCTCAACCGCAACCTGATCCTTTAGTAGAATTAAGAGGTAAGGAATTAGATATTAAAGCTGATGATGTACAGAGAAAACGTGAAGAGTTTGCACAAAGACAAGAGTTTGATGCTATGAAATCTATGGATAATACCAATCTTGCAGAACAGCGTTTGGCAATTCAAAGAGAAATAGCTACAATGAAGGACGACATAGCTAGAGATCGTATGGATCAAGCAGCACAATTTAAAGCTATGGATATAATGAGAGGATAATTATGAGTTCAGTTAGACAAAAAATGCAGGTTGTTAATAAAGAACAACTTAAGAAAGAAGAGGAGATAAACAATGGCAATGGGACGATCATCAATGAGGATGCAGATAGAAAAATCGAC